CTTTTGGTTGGTCAGATCCACGCGCAATCTACGGCTCTGCCGGTGCCTAATTAACCTAATCCTCCCTTCGGGGAGGGTTCTTTATAAAGGATTAAATTATGGCAGCTTATGGCATTGGTCCCGCAGGTGTTACTACAATTACACCAGCAGCACGGGACCCGTATGTAAAGATGGGCAAACTTGAAGTAGCAGACGGTTCAACCGGCTTTGCTGCTTTTGGTCTTCCTAAGTATGCAGTTGTTGTTGGTGTTTACACCATCTCCGCAGGTGCTAATACTACACAGACAATCAACGTTGGTTTCACTAATGGTGGTGTTGAACTGGTTAGTGCTTTTGCACCAAACTCTACAGGTTATGCTCCTACTGGTGCCCAAACGGGTGCTTCTGTTGGTGTCCAACTAACCGAAGACAAGACTGTGTATCTTAAAGCAAGCGCGACTCTAACCAATCCGGTTATTGTTAAGGTGGAATACATCATCCCACCACAAGGTCTATCTCTATAATAGAGTAAACTTCATAGGGAGTATATTGTTTAATCGCAGTATGCTCCCTTTCTTTTTAAGGAAATTTATGTCAGCACATCGTTCTGCGAATGCGACAGTTGCCGCACATGGCGCAAAAACCATTACTCCAAGTGATTCGACAGTGTTAGAAATTACACGCGGATTATTTATTGGTACTACTGGAGATCTCACTGTAACAATGGCTGATGGCCATGATGCAGTATTTGTTAATTTACCTTCAGGTAGTGTATTGCCAATTCAAGTATCGAAGGTCAAAACAGCGTCAACTGCAACAAATCTTTTAGCTCTATATTAAGGATAATTAAATGGCTACATACAATAAATTTAATCAATATACTCTGGATCTAGTTAATGGTGTTCATGATTGGGATGCACATAGTTTTAAACTAATGCTTACTAACACTGCACCAGTAGCAACAAATTCAGTAAAAGCTAACCTAACAGAAATTACTGCTGGTAATGGTTATACTGCCGGCGGCGCAGCAACAACCATTACTACGTCTGTTTCATCTGGTGTGGCAAAAGCTGTAGGTACTGATGTTACTTGGACGGCCTCTGGCGGTACTGTTGGACCTTTCCGGTATGTTGTCCTATACAACGACACTCCGACTTCTCCAGCAGATCCTTTAGTTGCTTGGTGGGACTATGGTAGTGCTCTTACTTTAGGTATTGGTGACAGTTTTACTGCCGATGTCAATGCAACAAATGGATTCTGGTCACTAACATAAATGCACTACTCACTGTTTATTGGTGGATTCGAAAGTGCATTGTTTGGAGATTATACCGGAGTAATTGCAGTGTCGCTTCAGGGGTCTGACGATCCTTTTGCAGCCGCACCGCCAGCCCCGAATCAGGTCTATCCGCTTGGACTTTTGAGCGCTGGCGCTGGATGCAAACATCAGGCATGGACCTTTGACTCAGACCGCAACGAAATGATCTTCGGCGGTGGCGACACTTTCACCAATTCCCGCCCGGATTTCTACGCTTACAATCCAGCAACAAGGCAGCAAACCAAAATCATCAACGCAGAGGACTTGGGGGCAGAGGCTTATGATCGCTCGATTGAGTATATAAGCATATCCAACGGGGGGAGCGGCTATCCCCCTGGCGGGTCGATGTATTACCCGAATTACACGGGCCTTCCAGCCATCCCATTGATCGGAGGAACAGGCTATGGTGCGGCCTGCGCACTCCATTCATCTGGCGGGGTTATTGATTCATGCACCATGCACTACTCCGGCTATGGCTACACGGTTGGGGATGTGCTCACAGTTTCTAATTCGTACACTGGCGGAACAGGCTCCGGGTTTCAGATTACTGTAACTGGCGTCACTGCCGCCGGAACACCGTCAACGACCATATCTCCAGATGGACGCTGCTTGGCGGGTATCGCTTACGACAAGACCCGCCACGTTATGTGGCTTGAGGGCGGAGGGCCACGTCGCACATGGGCTTCCAACCTCAAGAAAGGCGGGTTGTGGGCGCTCGACCGAAACGCCACGCCGCCGACGTGGTACCTCCAGGGGCCGAGTGTTTCCGAGTGTGGTCTGACTGCCACAATGACCTACAACGAGTACAGCACAAGGCTGTTCTATGACGAGGTTGGGCAGGCGCTATATACGGTCTATTTCAATGCAGTTTATAAGTATTCTCTCGCTGGCGTAACGATTGATGGCGTGTACCGTAATAATTGGTCAGCTTTCAATCTGCCAGAAACAGTGGGTGCGTACAACTCTTATCCTGCTTTTGATACCCTGCGGCGGCGCATAGTTATGATCAGCCTGGCCGATAGCGCAACCTACGTTTGGAACTGCGCAACGGACACGCTTGAAGAGCTGACACCGGCTTTCGTGCCAGTGTGGGATAACTGGTGGCATGCTGACTACGACACAGAAACAGACCGTGTTATCTGTTGGACTGCGGCGTCACAGACCGGATGGGGTGAGCCGGGCTTTGTGGCTAATGACTACATCGGGAAGCGCATTCACTGGATGTACTCAATGGCGCCAGATGGGACGTGGACGCAATTCACGCCAGCCGGCGACAAGCTCATTCAAGATAATGTACATATCGCAGAAATGTCCGGTGGATATGACCCATACCACAAGTGTCTGGTGCTACTGGTTGGCAACCAGTGCTATGAAAATTATGATATTGGGGATGAAACTGTTCCGCGCAGGATGACGTTTTATCATCTGTATAGTCCTTCAGGGGGTCCCACCATAACAAACGGTGTATGGACGCCTGACCGCGACGGCTCTGGCGTAGTGGCCAGCGGAAACTGGACGGGCCTGCCGCTGAATACATGGGTTGAGGTCGCCGGCGGGGTACTCGATGACGTTATTCAGAATCCGCGATTGCTCAACTATAGTGGAGGTGATTCTTCTCACGGCATTGTCAATGCTTGGTCGGGGATGGCATGGGATTACGTTAATCAGATTGGTTATATCGACGGCGGCGGGCATGGTGATTCTTCGGCGATTGAAACAGGTATCTACAAGGTTGATGTAGCCAAGCTGCAATTCACCCGCGTGCGCGACCGCGATGACGCCTCACAGCTTCAGTGTTGGGACACCGTAACGCATTCGTTTGTAGCAGCAGACTTGTGGCCGGGCGGAACTAACGCGCCTTTGGTCAATGGCGTTCCGGGATCGACACATACCTACTTCGGAGTCATCTGGATTCCACCAGCCGTGCTCGGGAATACCAGCGGCGGTGTGTTGCCTTTCGGTGTTGCCAACTCGATCTACAATCTCGACACGGGCGCATGGACTACAACTAACTGGTTCTCGCCGGAAGAACAATATTTTGACCTGTCGAATTGCGCTGCGTATATCGACGGTTCGAAAATATATGGGCCGCACGCAGGGTTTTATCACTGGCGATATGACCTGACGCAGAATCAAGCAACGACATGGAACTCAAACAGTTTCGGCAAGTTTGAAACTGGACCTATTTCGTCCACCACTCAGTTTTACGTTGGTAGTGCGATGTGGGGCCACATGCGTGAGCGCCGAGAGGAGTTCAGCTTTCATTCGTTAGGCATTAAGCGGGTCCGTTACGGCCAGGCAATTGACGCTAACGCAACGGACTGGTCTTCGTACTATGACACGATCACCCTGACAAGCTCAGATGGGTCGCACGCCGATTTCAGTGCTGCATCCTTCTCTGATTATGACTGGTTCTTGTACGCCGGCACGGTCTATGACCACAGCACCGCCACGCTCTATGTGCAGCCGAATGGCTCTGGAAGGCCCGCCTACAAGATCACGGGGGTTGCCGGAAACACCTGGACGACAGAAGCCATTACCGGAACTGCCTGCACGCGCATGGCGACAAATGGGACATTCGGCCGACTCCAACTTGCGACAATGGCTGGAAAGAAAATATTGCTGCGCATTACCGGCAAAGACCATCCGATTCAGGTTATGAGGATTTCATAATGATCCAGTGGATATATGGCGAATCGGGCAGCGGGAAAACGACATTGGCGCGAAAGCTACTGGACGCCAACACGGTGCATCTGGACGGCGACGACATGCGCCGCGTCTGGACTGACTTAAAGTTCTCCGATGAAGATCGCCTGACAAACAACTTACGCATTGCACATCTGGCGCGGGTGCTTGAACGGCAAGGGTTCAACGTCGTTGTCTCTACCATCTGTCCGACCGCAGAAATCCGCGAGGCGGTGCAGAGGATTACAGGGTGTACATTCATTCACATTGAAGATGAAAGGGATACAAAGACATGGTAACAACCAGCGGATTTCCGAAATCTGGCAATCACGCCTTGGTCAAGGCGGTGCAGTTGCTCGGCGTTAATTGCCAGATCAACCATCTCCCGTTTGGTTCTCAGGTTGCTGATAAACACATCTTCATCAAGCGCGATCCACGCAATGTTGTTTGTTCATGGCTGCGCTTTATCGGGCGCCCGATGACGGACGGGATGTTCCTGACATCTTTCCGTAACTTTCAAGGCCGGTCACTAGTAGCTGAGATGGCTGATTACGAAGGTTGGCTCAGGGACGAGAATACTCATGTGGTCAGGTATGAAGACCTGATTTCTGATGATGCCTGTCTTCGTGGAATTGCTGAATTTCTCAACATACCATATCTGGAAAGCGCCTTTGCAAACCTGCCGGGATTGACCCGCACTTTCTTCGCTCAACATTCCGATTACACACAGATCTGGACACCAGAAGTTTCCACTATATGGGAAAATGAAGGTGGAAACTTATTACTAAAACAGTGGGGTTACTAATATGGAAATTCTCATTCGCGTGGTTGACAGGCACCCGATTGTTTCTATGGATTACGAGGCATCCAGTCAGCGCGGCGATGTCATTGCGGTCTGCCCGAACGGGCACCCATGGTCGCCGGCTGAACTCACCAACTCGGACTGGCGCATTATCCGGGCACCGATCCTGCAAGCCGAGGCCGATGCGCTGCTATCCCGTTCGCAGGATGCGACCGTCAAGCGCCGCCGCGAGTGGAAGATCAACCTCGATGCCTTGCCGAACAAGGAGAAGTTCTCCGGCCCACGCACCGATGGCATCATCACCTTGACCCGCAAGCAAGTCACTGACGCGGCAGGTAAGAAATAATGGCTACGACCGTCGTCAAAACAATCGGGACGGGTGGCGACTACTCCACCCTTCAAGCATGGGAAGACGCCTGCCCGGCCAACCTCGTCACCGCCGACCAAGTATGGCAGGGTCAGGTCAAGAATCAGGTATTCAGCAGTTCGTCAGCGCTGTTAACGATCAGCGGAACTACAGTTGATTCGACCCGCTATGTCGAACTGACTACCGAAGCCGGCGCCTCGTTTGCCGACAATGCCAATGTTCGAACCAACGCGCTTCGCTACAACGAATCGAACGGCGCGGCGATCAAGCTCACGGGCGCCTGGGCAACTGCGGTCACGATTTCGCAGGCATTTACGCGACTGTCGAAGCTCCAGATCAGTGGTTCAAATAACAACGGCAATGCCCTGGTTATTAACAGTCCGGCGAATTCCTGCGACATCAACCAATGTATCGTCGACACGCAACACGCCACCGGGCTGCATATAGAAACAAGCAGCAGTGCAAACCATCTACGGAACAGTACGGTGGTTAGTCGGTCAAGCAGCGCCGCCGCCTTTATCGTTGATGGTGTTGGCTCGCAGAACATTACCAACTGCACGCTGGTAGCGACGAACGGAGCCACCATTGACACAGGTATTCGCGGCTCGTATGGGACGACCAACCTGAAAAACGTCTATGTCGGCGGGGCAATGACCAACCTGACTGGCGGATCTTCGACATTCAACAAGACGACCTGTTTCACCAACTTCTCAGGCCCGCCGTCCGGTTGGTCAGCAGCAGCGTTCTCAACTGCTACCTTTGAAAGTGTCACAGAAGCCTCGATGGACTTCCGCCTCAAGGCGGGGTCAGGTCTTATTGACCAAGGCACGAACGACGCCACCTATGCCGCGTATGACATCAGTGGTATGGCAAGGTCTGGCACGTATGATGTTGGCGCGTGGGAAGTGGCCGCGGGCGGTGGGACTAATTATACTTTAACCTTAGATACAGGTTCTTATAGTATTACAGGTGAAAATCTTGTCTTAGGTAACACTTCTTCGTATGTATTATCATTAGACGCAGGTTCTTATAATATACAGTCTTTTCCCCCAGTCATTAATATAGCTCTTGGGCTGGATGCCGAAAATTATATTCTTAATGGAAATGATTTAACATTATCTGTTACATCTGTAAGTGGTAATACTTACAGTCTTGTGTTGGAAGATGGAATTTATGTAGGTATTGGACAGGATATTGGAACAATTCTTTCATATAATATACAACTAGATCAAGGAACATACTCTCTAGATGGAAAACAAGTTAGATTAGTTTCTTCTACAGAACCTGTTATTTTAGTTAATGGTAATCATACCATCTCTATTTCACTAAAGATTGGAATTTAAATGAAGAAAAATCATTTCATTTCTGGTGAGTGGAATGTCACTTGTGATGTATGCTCTAAGAAAATTAAAGCACATGAAGCTCGCCAGAGATGGGATGGTTTCATTGTCTGTCCAGAAGATTTTGAGAATCGCCATCCACAGGACTTCGTTAAAGCACAAATAGACAAGATAACAGTGCCATTTCAACGACCAATCCCAACATATTTATTTACTACAGTTCCTTATATACTTTATTGGGATTCTGGTTATTCACACACAGGGTATATAACAGGAGATGACTTACTATGACAACAATTGTAACACGTTCAGGAAAAGGATCAGCATTATCTTGGAACGAAGTTGATAATAACTTCACAAACTTAAACACAGATAAGGCAGATACATCTGTTGTTGCTCTAAAGGCTCCAATTGACTCACCAACATTTACTGGAACTGTTTCTGGTATTACAAAAACAATGGTTGGTTTGGGTAACGTTGATAATACAAGTGATGCTACTAAAGATGCTGCCACTACAACGTTAACTAATAAAACTATTACTAGTCCAAAAATTAAAGCTGGTCAATTTGGTAATTCTGATACAGCTACAAATAACTTTACCATTACGGCTGAGTTGGCCGATGGTACTATGAAATTAGCTAGAGGCAATGCAGGTGCCACAACACAAGATGTTATGACGGTGGATGTAAATGGTAAAGTGGCGTTTCCACAAAATCCTGTTCAAACCGGACCAGCTTTTGCTGCAACTGATACCGCTACGACATCAACCGCAGGCACTATTGTTCAGGTCGTGTTTGATACCGAACTATTCGACACTAACAATGCTTTCAATGGTACTACATTTAATCCACAAGTTGCTGGTTATTATAGTGTTAATGCCTCAACTGTTACTGGTGTAACTACATTGGCAGGCATTGTTACTTGCACACTCAGAAAGAATAGTACTAGTTATATAAGTAAATCGTCTTACTATGCAGCCGGATATGACGTAACGGCACAGCTAACAACAATTGTATTTATGAACGGTACTAGTGATACCCTTGACGTACAGGGCCGTAACTCCTCTAATGCTAACTTAGGTATTTCTACTTTTTCTGCTGCACTTATACGAGTAGCTTGATGCTTTATTATATACTATTAGTATTATATTTACCAGTGCAATTTTTGACTTATTTTATTACCCCACTTCTACCATTATTTATAAAAAGGAGAGATGGATTTCTAAACAATAAAGATAGCTATGGCTCTGGTCTTAGATTACCTTTGTGGTTATCTTGGTTTGATACTAGAGATAATCCACTTACAGGTGATGCTAAGTTTCTAGCTAAGAATAAACCATCTTATTTTAATATGATTAAGTGGTTATATCGTAACTCTCTATATGGTTTTAAGTGGACTGTTCTTGCTCTGGATGAAGGTGATCCTAGAGCATGGCAGTATAAGAGAGAGTTTAAGTATATCTGGTTAAATCTTGGGTGGATGTTGGATAATCCTGAGCAGGGTAAATTAATGTTTCAATTTTCAATAAGACGAGCAAAGAACAGACTATGACACAACTAACTGAGCATGAACTAAATGACGAACTTCGTCTACTTGAGATAGAAAATACAATTAAAGCCCTTGGTAGTAAGATAGATGAACTGACACGAGATGTGTCTGATTTAGTTACTGCTTGGAAGGCAGCTAATTGGGTTATTAATTTTGTTAAATGGGCTGCTGGAGTATCAACTGCAATTACTATTTTGTTTATGTTTGTTACTGGAAAGGGATTTAAATAATGTCAACATCAGGAACAACAGATTATACAGTAACTAGAGATGATATTATTAAACGCGCCCTCCGTCTGATTGGTGCTACATCCCAAGGTGAAACTCCAACAGCAACACAGATCAGTGAAGCGGCAGTTTCACTTAATGGTCTAGTAAAAGCATGGGCCGCTGATGGTATGCCACTATGGGCTATTACAGAAAAGACTATTACACTTGTGTCTGGTCAAGCAGAATATACAGTATCAAATCCAAAACCACTTAAGGTTTTACAAGCTTGGAATCATAACACAACTTCCAATGTAGATATTCCAATGCGGATTATTACACAAGCAGAATATAATGTTCTTGGTAATAAGACTAGTTCTGGTAATCCAATTCAAGTTTATTATGATCCTCGTCGTGATAATGGTGTATTCCATTTATTCCCTGTACCATCAACAGTAGAACAGTCCGCTAATACCATTAAGTATGTATGTCAAATTCCTTTTGAGGATTTCGATGCTAGTACAGATAACCCGGACTTTCCTCAAGAATGGTATGATGCAATTACTTATGGCCTAGCTACTCGCCTTGCTCCTGAGTATGGTATTCCTACAGCAGACCGCAAGACTCTGTGGCAGGAAATGTCCATCATCAAACAGGAAGCTTTAAACTTTGGTCTAGAGGAAGGTAGTCTGTACTTTCAACGCGACTTTAGGTCATGGTAAAGGAGTAGGTTATGGTTCCAGGAATGGATCTACAAACACAATATGACAAGACTCTACAGAATACCATAGGCCAAAGTCAGCGCCAACGTAATGAAGCCCTACGACAGTCCCAAAGCGGGCCTACTGATTGGGAACAACGTGGGGTGTCTGGCTTCCGTGGTGCTGGGTATAATGAAGTTAATCCATCTACTATGCCTGTAATGGATGATACCACTCGTGGATACCTTGCTCCTATTCTTGGTACATACCAAGAAGGTGGTAAAAATAGAGAAGGATATTATGGTAGTATAAATCCTTATACTGTTGAAGGTGCTTTGAAGTATGCCAATACTGCCGGTTTCACTGATGCTGACTCTACCCTACAACAGCAGGCAAAAGAAGCTGGACAAACATTACCTAGTATATTTGGACATACTCTTGCTAACCAAGCCGCACGTACTTGGGGTGGTGATTATGCCAATTGGAAAGCATCTCAGGGTAATAAGCAACAACAAGGCCCGTTTACAGGATTTACCCCAGGACAGGATAATGGGGATTGGAAATGGCAAGAAGGTGCTGGACCTGGTGGTAGTTTAGTACATCTGTTTGGCGGTGGTGGGGATAATGCTAAATGGGCACAAGAATATCGTGATGTAGTTAGTCCTGTTGGTAGTGGCACATGGTTTAATGATAAAGATCCTATGCATGGTATTGATTATCGTCCTGAACAGGGCTATAACTATACACAATATGATTCTGCCGCAACAGGATTCAATAAGTACATGCCAACACTCACAATGGCGGCTCTAGGTGCGATGACTGGGGGTGCTGGTTATGCTTCAATGGGTGGTGCTACTGGTGGGGCTGGTGCATTAGCTGGACAAGCTATTGGTGCTGCTATCCCAACAACAATGCAAACAGGATTAACTACTGGTGATTGGGGTAATGCTTTAAAGTCTGGTGCTCTTTCTGGTGCTGGTAGTTTTCTTGGTGGGGCTTATGGTAAAGGTCTTGGTGAAGCTATGAACCTATCAGGACAAACAGCCGCTAATGTTGGTAAGGGTTTAATTGGGGCTGGTACAAATCTAGCTGGTAATGCTTTAATGGGTAGGAACATGGATTGGGCTGGTGCCCTAGGCGCTGCTGCTGGTAATATTGGTGGATCTTACCTTGGTGATCTTGCAAGCAACTCTATTGGTGGTACTCTAGGTGAAGCAGCTGGTGGTGGTATTAAGGCTCTGTCTAAGGGACTATCTGGTAGTTTAGCTGCCGGTAAGGGTTTGGATTTGCGTGATATTGCTACTCGCACTGCTCTTGGTGCAGTTACTCCTACTTTAAATAGTCTGTTCTCTGGCGATAACCAAGTACCAGAAGAAAGAAACCAACCAACAAAACTAGCATCTACATTAGCAAATGCTATGCAGAAAAACAATAAGAGGTTATAATGGCACAACAACAGCAACGACCAGGAACTAGGAAGAAGGTTCGGTTGCCTCTTATTGGGGCGTACTCTAATCGCTCTAATGATCCTGACAAAGATCAACGATTCATCAATGCCTTTCCTGAGACACGCAAGGTAGAGCAATTAGACAATACACGTATCTACATTAACAAGAGGCCAGGTCTATATGAAGTTGCTAACGTAGCAGCGGATGCTGCTGGTAGAGGTCTTGTTTATTTTACTGGCTTCTTCTATGCGATTATTGGTGATAAAGTTTATAAAGTATCTACTGATGGAGCAACAATTACAACAGCAATCACTTTACCAAGTTCAACTGGTCCTTGTGGTATTGTCTCTTGTAACTCCTCTACTCTGGGTGATTACATATTTATCTGTGATGGTACTGTTGGGTGGATCATTAAGTCAGATCATACAGCAACACAAGTTACAGATGCAGATTTCCCAACGCCACACGTACCATCACCAACATTTATTGATGGTTATGTTCTAATAGCTAAGGGTAGTGATGTATATAACTGTAATGTTGATGATCCGTTAAGTTGGGACCCTTCACAATATCTTTCTGCTGAAATGTTTCCTGACCCAATCAAGGCTCTTGCTAGACAGAATAACCAAGTGGTTGTACTAGGAGAATACTCAACCGAGTTTTTCTATGATGCTGCTAATGCTAGTGGTTCTCCACTAAGTCGTAATGATGCTGCGGTTATTCAGTTTGGTATTGCTGCTCCACACTCTGTATATCAAAACGAACAGTTCTGTGCTTGGGTAAGTCAATCTAATTCGGGTGGTCGCGGTGTGTGGGTTCTTGAGGGATTTAAGCCACGTAAAGTATCTGATGAATATATTGACAGGATTATAGATGCTGAGTCTGATATGTCAGTTGTGCATGGGTATGGTTTACGTACAATGGGCCATCTATTCTTCTTAATTAATCTACCATCACAGCATAGAACTATTGTGTATGATATGGATGAAAAGCTCTGGCATGAATGGACATCTTGGACATCTGGTAGGGAGCATGAAGTCTTCTTATATAACCATGCTACTGATATAAATACTGGTGCTATATATCTTCTTAGTTCAATTCATGGTGATATTTATAAACTAGATCCAACGTATTATAAGGATGAAGAAGATCCAATTACTGTAGAAATTAGAACAAATAAATATGATATGGATACGTATAATCGTAAGTTTGGTTCTGCTGTTCGCTTAGTTGGTGATAGATACAGCACAAGTAACATTGTTGATTTGTCTTGGACTGATGATGACTACCAGACTTATCCTGTTACAGCACCTATTGATCTTAACGATGATTATCCTGCGTATCAACGGTTAGGTTCTTTTAGACGTAGGGCATGGAAACTTAAGCACGCACTTAATCAACCCCTGCGACTAGAATCTCTTGAACTTATCTATGATGAAGGTACTACGTAATGGCTTCTATAGGACTTCCACCACCACCAATTAACGATGCACCAGGGTCATTCACTTGGTTAGAATGGTATAGGCAATTGCGAAATTATGTCTCAACTAGTGGATCTGTTCCTTGGTATATCATCAACTTTGCTGGTTCTAATATAACAGATATTGCAACAAGATTGCACAATCAATTACAATCCTTACAGGGTGGCACTTCTGGTGAGATGTATCATCTGACCGCCGCAGAGGTACTTGCTGCACGTAACACAATAGAACGTGTTGTACCAACAACAGGATTTAATAACACAATAGCAAACACAACAACTACGTATATAGTAGAACCAGCCGGCACATTAGCAACAGGTACAATTAAAATGCCAGCCAGTCCTGTAGATGAGCAGATGGTTAGAATAGCTTCAACTCAAGTGATAACAGCACTAACACACAGTCCAAACACAGGACAAACACTTAAAGGTGCCTTAACCACAATAGCTGCTAATGGTAATGCTTCTTGGATATATAAAACATCAACTACTACTTGGTACAGAGTCTCTTGACTTTTGTTCTTATGTATGCTACAATTATACTATAATATAAGGAAATAAACATGGACGACGAATATCAATACAACGGTGATGATTATGCTTCCTATGGGCAGTCTTATGCACCGGATAGTTTCATGAATGACATTATGCCACAACAGAACTATGATATGTCTCCTGTTGATTGGGGTAATATGCCATCAATGGATTATACCCCACAGGAACCTAACAGCATGTGGGGTTCTGGTACAAACTACGGCTTTAGCCTAGATCCAAATCTGAACACTAACCAATATATGCCTGAGCAATATGGACAATCTACTATGGGTTTTGAGAATATGCAAAATCCACAAGAGGCTGGTGTTAATTGGAGTGGTATGGTTGATAAGGGACTGGGTGCGCTAGGCAGTATGTTTCAGGGAGGGCGGGGAGGTTATAGTGGATCTACTGTCCAGAATCTAGGTGCCCTGCTTGCTGGCTACATGTCTGACCAACGCAACAAGAAGACAGGCGCTCAAGCACAGCAAATGATTCAACAACAGTCACGCCCATATGACAAGGTTGGTACTACTGGTGCTACAATGATGGGTGGAAGTTCTATGCGGGACGCTGCTCAGATTCAACAAGCCCTTGCTCAACAACGTCTTGACAAGTTCCGTGCTGATCCCACTAGTGACGCTGGTTATAAGGCACAGATGGATCAGATTTTAGAAGCCAAGCGCAGGGTAGCCGCAGCGCGTGGTGTTAGGTTTAATCCTGAAGCTGAACAAGGTGCACTTGGTGCTGGTACTCTAGCAGCATTAGCCCAGAATCAAATGAACTATGATAAGAATTATCAAAATGATCGTAACTCTTATTTTGGCCCCGCTGGTGCTAATATGAATGGTGGTCTTGCTGAGATGCTTGCGGCTATGCAGCAGCAGTCTAGGGGTGATTATTATACAGGTCTTACTGGAGGCGCTGGTTTTACTTCATCTAATGGTATGAATGATCCAGAGTTTTTGGCAAGGGTTTTACAAGCACAACAAAAACTAAAGGGATAATATGTCATTTCAAAATATGCCTGATCTTGGGTACAAAGATGATGGCCCTCTTGGGGCTTTCTTTGCTGGTATCCAAGGTGGTAACGCAAATACCGCTAGTCAGTTGGCTAACGCCGCTGCCTATGAGAAGCTACAACAAGACCAATTTAATAATCCTTTAGAGTCTATTGGTAAAATCTTTGATGCTGCAGAAGCTCAAGGTAAATTAGATGATCCTAACTACCTACCTTGGAAACGTGCTGGTTATGTTGGTCAAATGATGAGTCAGGATGCTGAGGGTAGAAAAGCACAAGCACTTTCTGCTGATACTATTGCATATGAAAAACAACGCCTAACTAATGGGTTGTTTAGTGGTAAGTTAGATCAAAAAACATACGAAGAACAGATGCGTATGATTAATGCACTTCTGGCGGGTGGTAGTCAACAACCAAGTACACCAATGGGTTTTGCTATGTCTCCTAGTTCACAAATGGATACACCACAACAAGGGCGTATAGCATCACAATGGGGTGGTGAAGGACGTAGTGTACAACCACCACAACAAACTGGACAAAACCCTTTGTTTGCCTTCCGAGATAAAATCGAAAGCAATGGTAGAGACTTTAATCCTGATGGTTCACCTGTTGTATCTGAAAAGGGTGCTAAATATAAAAATCAAGTAATGCCTGCTACGGCTCGTAATCCCGGTCATGGTATTCGTCCTGCTAGTGGAGATAACCCAGCCGAATATAATCGTGTTGGTGATGAACTTCTCCAAGTTTATAGAAACAAGTATGGTGATGATTTTAAAGCCTTAGCTGCATATAATATGGGTGATGCTGCTTTTGATGCCGTGCTTAAAAAGCATGGTGAAAACTGGCGTGCAGGTCTCCCAGCAGAGACTAAAAAATATATAGCAAAAGCTGAAGAGTTAGCAGGTTCTTCTAGTAATACTTTCACTAGTCCTAGTTACGGTGGGCTTGGTAACAAACCAACACCATATAGTGATCTCATCCCTAAACAAAGTGTTCTTGCTAAGATGGCTGGTATCCGTGCACTCGAACCTAAGTTTGTTGGTGATATGGCTAAGCTAGAAACTAAGGTGGATAGTGCTGAAGACGTTGCACTTAAACGCGCAGAGGCTCAAACACAGGCTGCTCAGAAGCACATTAACGAGCCAAAGTATAAAGAACAACAAGCCGAACACCAATCAGTTATTGCTAAGGCTATTGCAAAAACTAATGATAATAAGAAGCTTACAGCAGAAGAAATTGCACAGTATTTGGAATCTAAGGCTTGGATGGATCAGCATACATATCTAACACAAGTTGCCAGTGGTGCTAACTTCAAGGCTCCTCTTATTATTCCTGGTGCTGGTATTGAACGTGGTGATACACCAATCCAACAGGGCCAAGCTAATTATCCTGGTCTTGTTATGAAACCACAAACTGCACCACAACAAGGTAATACATCAGCAAAACCAGGATCTAAAGAGAATCCAATTCCACTTAAATAAGGACTTTATATGGCATTTTATGAATACCAAGGCCAGCATTATGAAATTGATACTGATGATGGTGCTGTGGCTAAAGAAAAAATTCTAGCTCATCTGGGTAAAACCGTTTCTGGTTTTGGTGAAGCTTGGGAAAGAAGTGCCATTAAAGCTGCTACTAATATTTCTGGTGGTCTTGGTAAGTATCTGGGTTTTCCTGGTGGATCTGATGAACAAACACATGCTGCTGTAGAAACGCAGTTAGGTGAAATGAAACCACCTGAGCATTGGTATTCTCCAGAGAGTCTTGGTGCTGTTGCTGGTCAGGCTAGTGTAGCATTGCCTGCTATGGCCGCAGCAGCACCACTCTCTGCTGCCGGTACTGCCGTTGGTCTTGGTGGTCTTGGTAACGCTGCTCTGGTAGGTCTTGGTGGTTCGCTACTAACTGCTCCTGGTGCTGCATTTGATGCTGAGACTTCTGCTAAGAAATACACAGATGATCCTGCACTACTAAACCAGATTGCTGCTAATGCTGCCGGATGGGAAATAGCTGGTAATATGCTTCCTGGTCAGGGTGGGTTACTAGGTCGTGCTGTTAAAGGTGCAACACAAAACATTGGTGCTAATGTTGCTAGTGATTACTCACACAATCTAATTACTAGTGATGCTGATGAGCGCCTACAGAAAGATCCTTGGAATACACAAAACCTAATTACTGCTGGTGTGATGGGTGCTACTCTTGGTGCTGTAACAGGATCACGTCCTGGTGAACGTTGGCTTGGTAAGAATGAAACTCCAACACCAGCACCAAAGAATCCTTATAACACCTATGAGAAGGATACTGAATCCTTTGACTGGAAGCTTGATGAAGATATCAGGCGTCAGGTTGATGTTCTAACATCTGAAGAGAGATCAATCCGTGAACAACTAGCACGACAGACTGATCCTAATGGTGAATATGCACAACAACTCCAACTAGATCTACGTAATATCTCAAACAATCGTATTGAACTTGAGAAAGTTCTTGGTCAAGAAGAGATTAAGGTTGGTGAGACTGGCAAGCCTGTTGATGTTGAAGCAGAGAATGCTCGTAAGCAAGTATCATCGCTTGAGCAGGAAGCTGCACGTCTAGCAGAAGAGTATCAAGCTCTACAGAAGAAGGGTGCAGCCCTTACGTCAGAAGAAAAAGCACATAAACAAATCCTGCAAGATCGCATTGAAGATCTTGATGCACAGCAGATGGATCTTATTGCTAAAGGTTTTGGTGAGGAAGTTGAACCAACTAATCCTGTACCACCACCACCGCAATCACGAGAAGTAAATCCAATTGTTGAAGAAGCTCGTGTTGTAAAGGAATCTCCTGATGTAGCTGCTGCTACACAGGGTATGACAACAAAACAAAAGTCCTATTACCTATCTCTTAAAGAGCAATTAGATTATTTTAAGTTTAAACAAGAGAGTAACAAGGATCACGATTATAGTAATCTAATTAAGACAATCCAAGATAAAATGGATTCTCTACGCAAGGGCCCAACAAATCCTAAACATGATTTTGTTGCTGCTGGTAATCGTACTGAAGTTCATAACACCATTGCTAATACAGATATGTCCAAGTGGGATGTTAATACACTTCAAAAAGCAATGGATCATAAAGAGAAAAAGATTGTTTCAACTTTAGATAACTACATAAAGTTACTCAATAAAGGTGATCCACAATCTATGGATCATGCTAACAACCTAAAGAATCTAGCAGACCTCATGCAAGCAGAGCATGACCTAATGCGAAAAGAACTTGAATCCAGAATCGCAAAAGAGAATGCACAAGGTAATGACTTAACAGTTAAAGCTGCTGATGATTATGTAAAGGATACTACATTTACGGCTGGTGTTAGAACTGCTATGTCTAATGGTGGTATTACCAATGCTCTACAGTTCATGGTTAACTACGCGCATGCACATGGATCAAAAGATTATGGTAGGTTCTATTCAGAACTAGCAAAGATAATCTTGAGTAACCCACTAGCACGTAATCTAGTGCATAAGATAGATCCTAATGCAGAGTTCCATGCATCATATAATAACAAGACAGGTGAGATTACCTTCAAGTCTGAACAAGATATGACACCATCTTCTATTATGCATGAAACTATTCATGCTATGGCTAACAAAGCCTTAGCTGCTGTCGGTGCCAAGCTAGGACACACACTGCCTATACAAGCGAATGTTGGTGCTAGGAAGCTAACAGACTTATACAAGACCCTGTTAAATAAAAAGAACATGGATGCCTTGGCTAAGGTTGTTGGTGAGTATAATGCCAAGATTATGATGTCAAATGTCCGTGAGTTTCTTGCTTATGGTTTAACTGATTATCGTTTTCAACAGGCATTGAGTGGCATTAAGATCAGTGGTGCATCCTACTGGGGTAGGTTAAAGACTATCTTATCAGATATGTTTACAACTTCACCAAAAGAACGTACTGCTCTTGATGATGTATTAGAGTATGGTAAGTTTCTAATTGTTGCTTCTGATGTAACAGCACCAAAGCATCTGTTGGATCAAGTAGATCCAAAGAGACTTCTAACCCTGCGTGGAACACCACAAGGTATGTTACGAGCTATCCGCAACGGTAGTTTGCATATCTTTGCTCATGGTTTTACACGACAGTTGCCACAACTCATGCGTAATAATCCAATCTTTACTGCTTGGAATGACAAGCTAACAAAGATTCAGTGGAAAGCAGAGGCTCTTGGCATTGAATTACTGTTTGGTAAGGGTACTCCAAACTCCACAGGTAAGGGATATTTCTTTAAACTTGGAGGGCCACAAGCAGAGACCGCTGTTAATCCTAGTCTAGCTAAGATAGCAAAGGATGAACATGTTGCTGATATGTGGGATAAGCTTATGGATGGATATCGTAAAGGTATTGATGCAGAAGAAACCATTAAAGCAAATGAGGCTGGATGGACAGCAGAACAAACTAGACTAGCTCGTGCTTTAGCACACTCCTATCAGAGACTTGCTGAAGAAGCTTGGCGGATGTATGGTAGGAATGACTTACCACAAAACTTGAAACAACGTATTGGTTACATGCTAACTAATCGTGTAGGTAACTACTCACTAACTGTTTCTGTCAATGGCATCCCGCTACGCACACAGAGTTACCTAACAGCAGCAGAAGCAAACCATTGGGCTGAGAAGTTCCGTAAGTCTGATTCCCGTGTTCATGTAGAGACACACTCAAAAACAGATAAGGATAATACAACAAACCTTATTGACTTTATTGAATCTCTACATACTGTTGATCCAAAGAATCTAACAGAATTCCTATCAAAGAAACTTATGGATCTTGAAACAAACAATAGTGCCATTGGGAACCACACAATGCGCTCTAGCATCCTGTCAGGATTCATTGGGGACCAAGCTGGTATTAGCGCAAAAGAACGCGGTAGACTTTTACGGCAGGCCATTCCAAGGGCAATTAACAACTATGTTGATAATATCTACTCAAGAGAAATTCAAAAGAACTTGATTGATTTCCATATTGATAATAATAGCAAGATGGATTCAACAACAAAAGAGTTAATTGATTTCTATACAAGGACTCAGATTGATCGCCCGTATGCTCGTGCTGCTGAGGGTGGTAATTCTGGTAGGGCTGCACAAGTATCAGTACGAGAGCGTATGGGTGATCTATCAGAATCCTTTAGAGAAACACTTTCTACTGCTGCTGATAGCATCTTTGGTTTCCATAATAGAGATAAGCACGCTATTGATAGGTTTCTTGGTTTGTTTGGTACAGTTTTTTATACCTTCAACATTACTATGAAGCCTGCAATCTGGGTAGCTCAGCCATTACAAGCCCTAATGTCAGTAAGAACTGCATTTAAAGAAGGTGAGACAACCAGACAAGTGCTTGCTGCTTTTGGTGAGTCTATGGTACAAATTGCTGGACAGAAAATGGCTAGTGATGCTGACTTTAAACTGGCATTGGATTATGTAAGCCAAAACCATAACACACTACACCCACAAATGGTGAATGAGTATAATAGTTTGCAAGTTGGACATGATCCTAATTCTGTTATTAACAGAGTAATCTCTGCCGGTACTGGTCAAACAATCACAGCAGCAGGGGATAAGTTCTCACGTTTCGCAAGCTTTACTTTTTTCTACAATCTACACAAACGTTCTGGTCTAACTGGAGAAGATCTCTACCGCAAAGCTGCACAGGATGCTACTGATAATATGATTGCTTATGGCGCTAAGAATATGCCAGCAATTTATCGTGAAACTGGTATGTTTGGTGAGCAGAGTTCACCTCTAATGACCTTTGCTCATGGACAATTAGGTAACATGATTGTAGATATCAAGGAGTTTGCATCAACACCAAACTTCAGAACAGCGGCACCGTTGATTCTTTCTGCTGCTGTAATGATGGCTCTTGGTGGAGCAATTTCACTACCAATCCTTGCTGAGTACGAGCTAATTAGACAAGCCGCTATTGCTATGGGTATTGTCGGGCCGGATCAATGGCCTAGTGTTACTGCTCTCATTGCAGATAATGCACCAAAGGCTGTATCTCATGGTGTTCTATCTGCCTCAACTGGTATTGATCTTGATGCATCTATGCGTTATACATCTCTGTTTAAGAAGCTACAGGATGTAGAACAAACTGGTATGATTGCATTCTTCCCACACCTATCTTGGGGTGCAGGGGCGGTTGCTGGTGCCACAACATTAATCCAAGCACCTTTTAGGGACATGGATACACCTGATGTGGATAAGGCTCTTAAGAATGTATTACCAAAGGGTCCTATTGCTGGTGTTGTAGATACAATGCGTAACTCAGATAACTTCTTCACAAAGATGGGATCAAAAGGTAGGGCTGGTGTTGTTCGTGGTACAGAGGAAGCTGTCGCACCATATATAGGTTCTAGGTCGTTAGCTGAATCAATGGACTCTGCCAAGATACGTGAGAGTACAGAGATGGATAAGGCACAACAAAAGCTACTCTCTGAAATTGCTATTGCTGCACAAGATGGGCATGGTGATAAGGTACGAAACCGCATGACACGTTTAGTAAAGAACTTTTATAAAGGTGATCTTAATGCGGCTGAGTCTGCTATCAATAAACAACTTGAAGCGGGAACACTACCAGCAGTCTTGCGTAAATATATGGATCAATATGGTATGCAAACACCAGAACAGGAGTCTGCTTTCATTAGGGATAACATGGGCAATTACTTAAACAAACGATACGGAGGTAAATAGTATGGGTTGTGGTAAAAAAGGTGGCGGTAAAAAGAAGTAAATAAAAAAGGGTGGTCTCGAAAGAGCCACCCTTTTATTTTATACTCGTTTTCTGATATAAGTGAATCGTAAAATCACTAGATCAATCTGAAAAGCAAAGACATCATCCTCTTCTAGATCATCTCCTGTAAAGAGTTCAATGCCAATGGACATACCACTAATGAAGTCAAGTAGGATAATGTTCATACTATACCCCACACACGCCGCTAGTACAAGCGCGGTCTACGTTCTCTTCATAGGTGATGCCCTTATGCTTAATAGCTTCCTCGTAAGGCACCTCTGTTAAGGGTTGACCTCCTCGACTTCCATCTGGATAACACGTGAATCCGCGTAGTCGTGGAGCGTATTTGCTAAGAATGGTAGCGAATTGTTCAACATCA